TGATTGGGAGTATGCTCAGAGATTAGGATATGACTGATCACACTAAAATAGAGATCAAGTTAGGTAAGATACCTAGTCTTAATAAATTCTACTCCTCACCACATTGGACATTTAGATCCAGAGAGAAGACTAAGTGGAAGGAGATCATTACTGATCAGTTAGATTATGACTTTCAGTTTGAGTATTGTGTAATTACTGCAAAGGTCAATTACAGATACGATCTAGATAATTGCATTATGGCTATCAAGTTTACTCAGGATGCATTGGTAGATGCAGGAATGATAGCAGATGATAATAAGAAGTTCATCAAGTCAGTCAGGATAGAACCTGCTACTGATATCCCTAAGGATTCATCAGTGATCCAGATAGAGGGAAAAATAATCAACAAATAATTTTCATATCTCAAAATCCTTTTCTAAGTTTGACCTATTAATCAAAACTAAAAGAGATGGAAAGAGAGAACTTTTATCAGATCATTGATGATCTAGAAGCCTTCGCAGAGAAGATAGGAAGCGAATGGATGAAGGAAAGACTAGCGATGCTAGAGGTACAGATAATTAATCAATCAACTAAATAATCATGAAGAAAGCAAAAGTTGTAGCGGTAAATCCGCAAGGGGACTATCAGTTAAAGGATGGAAGAACTTTATATAAGTTCGCTTTAACATTTGATAATGGAGATACAGGAGAATACTCTTCAGTTAAACCAGATCAGACTAAGTTCGTAGTAGGTCAGGAAGCAGAGTATGAATTGAATGCTACTCAGTATGGTAATCGCATCAAGCCTGTTTACTCACAAGGTGGTGGATTCTCTGGAGGAGGATATTCATCAGGTGGTTACTCATCAGGATCTGATGACAAGCAGAGAATGATTGTTAAGCAATCCTGCCTTAAAGCAGCAGTTGACCTTCTAAAAGATAAAGGTGCTAAGAGTACAGATGTTCTAAAGGTAGCTGACTCTTTTGTGAGTTGGGTAATGGAAGAAGATAAGAAGGAGACTTCATATGATAATCACTTCTCTTCTAGAGAAGAAAAGATACAAGTAGCGAATGCTATTGTAAATGGTCAAGATGATGACTTACCATTTTAATTTAGGGGAGGCTTAGACCTCCCTACTTTTATTAATTCTAAAACCAATGCTCATGCAAGTTAAAGAAACAAAGAATTACGAAATGTTTAATCAAGTTCAGGGGAACAGAACAAAGAATCAACTCCACTTGAATAGATTAAAGGAATCAATGGAAGAATACTTATTAGTATCTCCGATCATTGTTAATCAAGAATATGAAGTGATTGATGGTCAGCATCGCCTTCATGTAAGTAAAGAATTAGGATTACCTGTTAGGTATATTAAGGTTGATGGATATGGATTAGATGAAGTTCATAGATATAATCAGAATTCTAAGAATTGGAAGATAGAAGAGTTTGTTGATGGATATGCTTCTATGGGGTATAAGGACTATCAGTATCTTCAGCAGTTCTCAGAGGATAAAGGAATCGGTATCAGCATTTCTACATCTTTACTTACTACAAATAATGGTAGACAATACCAGAAGATTAAGGAGGGTACTTGGAAGATCACAAATAAGGAGAAGGCAAATGTGATAGCAGATTGGATCAGTATCATAAATCAGTATTATGATGGAGCAGGAAGAAAGACTTTTGCTTTAGCTTTATCTCAGTTATATGACAATGAGAATTTTGAATTCAGTCATTTCATATCTAAGATGAATCTCCAACCTAATTCTATAGTACACTGCGCTAATGTCAGTCAGTATTTAGCATTAATTGAATCTATTTATAATTACCATAGTCGCAATAAAGTGAACCTCCGATTCTAGTTGATTGGTGTTAGGTAGAGAGGGGTAGAAATACTCCTCTTTTTTTTTCTCAGGATCTGAGATATTAAAAATATAGTGTTAATTTAGAGGGATGATTCATAAACACATAATACAATCAAATAAGACTCTACGCTATCTGGAGAGAGCGAGAGAGGGTAAGATACAAGAGGCATCAAGATTCGGTGCAGTAGAGATAGATGATTACTTAAGATTCAAGAAGGGAAATTTCATAGTAGTAACAGGACACGCTAATGTTGGGAAGACTCACACGATGACTTACCTACAAATGCTACACACCTTAGAGAATGGTACGAAGTGGCTAATCTACTCCTCAGAGAATGAGGTGCAGTCCTTACAACGCAAGTTAATAGAGTTCCTCGCAGGGAAGCCAATCAATCAGATAGATGAGCAGACCTTCTGGAGACACCATAGTTTTGTAGAGGGACATTGGGCATTCCTAGATTCAGAGTTGATAGTTGATGCTTTTGAATTGTTAGAGATCGCAAGAGAGATATATGATGCTTGGGAATTTCAGGGTATGATGATAGATCCTTATAACTCGCTTACGATAAGAAAAGCCGATCTGAAAGGAGTCTCAACGCACGAGTATCATTATGAGGTAACGAGCCACATAAGAAAGTTCTGTAAGGAATATGGTGTTACTACGATCCTGAATACGCATCCTGCTACACAGGCACTAAGACAAGTTCATAAAGGATCTCATGAATATGCGAATCACACGATGCCTCCTATGGCGAGTGATGTTGAAGGCGGTGGTAAGTTCGTGAATCGCTCTGATGAATTCTTTGTGATCCATAGGTACACGCAGCATCCTCAGGATTGGATCTTCACAGATATTCATGTAAGGAAAGTAAAGGAGTTAGAATCTGGAGGTAGACCGACTCCTTTAGATTTACCGATCAGGATGGAATCAACAAAGGGTAATTGTGGGTTCCGAATAAATGGAATAAATTTGGTAACTAAAGAAAGAGAAATAGATGGATCTCCATTTTGAGGGTAATAGGCTATACTATATGGAAAAGGAATCAGAGTTGTATAGGGCTCTGGACCACCTAAGCAAAGAGTTGAGTGATCAGAAGACTATGACTAAGGAGGATATGTGGGAAGTATTCCAGATACTCGCTGATTCAGCAGCAGTCTATAGACACATCACAGATTACTTTACGACTCTAGATAAACTGATCCTAGATGCTAGGATTGAGAATGGGAAATTGAAGCAGGAGATGTATGATCTGAAGAAAGAGAATCATAGATTGAGTGAGATGGTAGATAGAGAAATGGATAAATTTTAAAATATGAAAACACTTAATAGCTTATCTGGAGGTAAGACATCAAGTTATATCGCAGCGAACTATCCTGCGGACTATGATGTATTCTCTTTAGTAAGAATAGAGGATCAGAACTGCAAGTTCCCTGATGAGAAGATTCGTAAGGAGGTAGAGGATAGAATCCAAGCACCATTCATAGGAACGGCAGAAGATGATACTATCATATACACTATGCTTGACCTTGAGCAATACATCGGTAGACCTATTACTTGGGTTACAGGGAAAACCTTTGACCAGATCACCACAAGAAAAGACAAGGTGTATCTGCCTAATAAGGTTCAACGATTCTGTACTATTGAGATGAAGATAGAACCTATGTTCTATTGGTGGGCAGAAAACATAGGAGAGCCTGTAGAAACTCGTATAGGCTTTAGAGCAAATGAAATGCGTAGAGCAAAGAATATGCTTGAGCGTTGTAACGAGGATGGTCTTACAGAGTTTAAAGCAACATTTGAGAAGCACCCAAGCGGTAGAAACAAATGGGAGAATGTTCCCTATCAAAAACCTGCATTCCCTTTGATTGAAGCAGGGTTGTTTAAAGACACGATTGAGCAGTATTGGAAAGACAAGCCTGTACGCTTTGCTTGGATGAACAACTGCGTAGGTTGTTTCCATAAAAACCCAATGCTACTAAAGAAGATGTGGGAGAAGCATCCTAACAAGTTAGAGTGGTTTGCGAAGCGTGAACGAGAAAGTATAAACGGAGCAACATGGCGCAGCGACATTACCTATGATGAGGTTAAGGCTTGGAACTCTCAGTTTGAACTATTTGATGAAGACTTCAACGAATGTGATAGTGGATATTGTGGACTTTAAGAGAAAGATGAATGATGGTCAGAGGTTTGAGATCAGTGGTATGGAGTTCATATGTATGGAGACTCACGCTTATTTTCAAACTAGGTTAGATGATGAGGAATCAGATATTGATGTAGGATCTAGCTATTACATAGTCAGGAACACATCAACAGGGAGACTACACAGGATCCCATTTCAAAAGATAATAGATAAAGAGAAAGAGATAACATGGAAGATTTAAGTAGAGTATTGAAGGAGTATTATGAAACGATTGGAATCATTCCAAGAAATACCAGAGAACTAGATCAGGTATATGCAAGATCAGCAATGATGGTTTCTATGAGAAAGTATATGACCTTACATCAGATCGGCAGGATCTTCGGTAAGAATCACGCTACTATTCATCACGCAGTAAAGAATCACGAGCAGAATCATAATTGGAGTGAGATGTATAGATACTATCATTCTATAGCTAATGAGATCCTGTTAGAATGTCCTATTAAGAGCATTCAGAGTGATAATAAATTACAGGCTCAGTTCACTAGACAGAAGATGAGAATCGTAGAACTAGAGTATGAGGTTGAGAAATTAACACACAAGTGTCAAGAATTGCGTGATAATTGCAGTATATTACAGAAATTAAATAAGCAGTTACAGAATGCAGATTGAGTTTAGCCCTATTTATGGATTGATGTTTGGAATGAATTATGCTTACTATCCTGAAATGGAAGAGCAGAATGCTATGCATCTGATCCAGATAGGGCTAGGTTTAGTCATCGTACAAATAGCATGGGAAGAATAGAAACATTCTACAGGAAGAATTTCAAAAGACTAACAGGATTCATTAAGGAATATACTGATGGTTCTTATGAGGTTGCATCTGATATAGTTCAGATGGTGTTTCTACGACTATTAGAATTAGAAGGTGAAGGGAGAACCAACTTTTATGAGGAGGACTCCCTTAACTTTTTTTATGTCTATAGATCCTGTATCAATACGGCTCTGAAATATCAGAGAGCAAAGAAGAAGATCAACAAGGTTTCTCTAGAGGATATTGATGTGGAGGATTATGAACCATATCCAGAGGAGAAAGCAGCACTTGAGAAACTCATCACTATTATGGAGGATGAGATGAAGGAACTGCATTGGTATGATGAGAAGATGATCAAGATTCATATGGATGGAACGAGTATGAATCAGATCCATAGAGATACAGATATAGGACTAACATCAATTAAGAATACGATCAAGAATGGAAAAGCAAGAATCCACGACAGGCTCAGAGAAGATTGGGAAGACTTCGGAAATGGAGACTACGACAAGATCTAAGAAGAGAGGTAGACCAAAGGGAAGTAAGAACAAGCCCAAAGGTCTAGGAGATAGCATTGAGAAGTTCACAGAGGCTACAGGAATTAAGGCAGTAGTGAAAGCTATAGCAGGAGATGATTGTGGGTGTGATGATCGCAGAGATGTATTGAATAAGTTGTTTCCTTATAAGAAGGTTCAACCTGAATGCTTAGAGCCAGAGGAGATAGAATATCTATCTACAGGGGTATTAAGAAAGAGAACACTCAAGTATGAGGATCGTAAGCAGATAGCTACTATTCATGCTAGAGTATTTAATCATAAGTTTGATATCCCCTGTACTTGTAGTCCTAAGATCTGGATGCAATGGATGAGAGAACTCCAAGAACTGCTAGATGCAACTAAGGAAGTATCTTAAGGAAGGGAGAAATCTTAGTGATGACCGAACTGCTATTTGTGTTGATGTAGGCAAATCAGGAGAAGCATTATTCAAGGAACTGACAGGAGCGCATAAATCCTCACTCGCTGATGATAAGAAGCATATAGACTTCTATTGGGGAGATATGAAGGTAGATGTCAAAGGATTGAAGAAGATGCATCATTCAGGATATATCCTTCTGGAGTTTATCAATGTCTGGGGAGGTCATGGATGGTGCAGTAGAAAGAGTAAGGCTGAATACATAGCCTTTCAGTTTCCTGATGCCTTCTATATATTCAGAAAGAATCACCTTAGGAGGAGAGCATTGGACTTATGTGAGGAGTTTGATAGATCAAAGATCCTGAGGAAGAATTGGATCAAGTATGAGGAAGGTAAGTATAAATGGATAGGTAGATATAATGCTCAGGATGTGTTCACTTATCTAAAGATGGAAGATGTAGAGGATCTGATCTTTGAGATCCTACCATATAAAATAAAAGAGGGATGATATTAGTATTATTTGGAATAGGATTGGGCATAGCCCTGAATCAAGTTAGATCACTCCAGAAGAGAGTTGATGACCTAGAGGAGTTCATTGGAGAAACTTTTTTTAAGGATGATGAAAAATAATTATTAAAATTCATTGTCAATTAAAATATCTTTCTTAGATTTGAATATCATTAAAAGAGAGATAGATATGAAAATTCAAGCAAAAGATTTAAAAGTAGGAGATGTATTTAGTGCACAAGGAAAGTCAAATGCAACAATAACGGCACTAGATGAAAAGTTCTTAAAGAATGGAAAGAGAATGGTTAAGATTACTGCTCAAGTGCCTAACACTAAAGAAGAAGTTAGATTATATGGCCAACCAGAAGGCGGTAGCTGGACTGCTTACTTAGATATAAAAGAAGACACAAAGGTTTTAGTAAAATAAATAATCAAGGGAGGGGGAAACCCCTCCTTCATTTAATAAAGAGAGATGAAAAAGATTGATTGGAACAAAGTAGCAGTAGTTGCATTCTTGCAGACTATGGTTATTCTAGGAATGATTGCTATGATAGCAGTATATGAATTAGTAGAAATCTTAACCTGTTACTCATGTTAATGCTAGATGGAGTTGATTATGATCAGCAGTGGCTGATTGATAAAGCGAGAGGTGATGAATTCTATTATGGAGTTCTAAACAAATTAGCATTATCCTCTTCAAGTTGTAAGATGCTATTAGATAGTCCTAAGACATTCTATAATGTCCAGAAGTATGGATCAGCAGAATCAAGTCCTGCTCTTCTAATGGGGAGGGTGATTCATGTGATGATCCTAGAGCCTGAGAATTTTGATGATATCTTTCAGGTGGTAGATGTTGCTTCTAAGAATACTAAAGCATTTAAGGATGCTCAGTTAGATAATCCTAAGACTTGTATCACGAGAAAGGATAAGGAAGCAGGAGAGCGTATGGCTGATGCTTTTAATAGGAATGAATTAGCATTGAGTTATCTATCAGGATCTGAGACAGAAGTACCGATGATTGATAATGTAGGAGGCTTTCCATTTAGAGGGAAGGCAGATATCCAGAGAGGAGGAGAGATCATTGATCTCAAGACTACTACAGATCTCAAGGCATTCAGATATTCAGCAGATAAGTATGGATATGATCTACAATGCTATATCTACTGCAATCTATTTAAGACCTCATATAAGGACTTCACATTTATAGTTCTGGATAAGTCATCTACTGATATAGGAATCTATGATGTATCAGAGGAGTTCTATAAGAGAGGAGAACACAAGTTCAACAGAGCGATCAGTCTTTACAGAGACTTCTTCGTAAGAGGTCAGGATCTAGACACCTATACAATTACAGGAACATTGTGAAAAAGCACACTAAGATCTATATGAAGCACTTCAACTATGTTCTGGATGATTTCATTCCCTGTGAGATCTGTGGAGGTAGAGCGGTGGATATTCATCATATAGAGAATAGAGGATCAGGAGGTGCTAAAGACAAAGACAGAATAGAGAATCTAATGGCTCTATGTAGAGCAGACCATATTAAGTATGGAGATGTTCCTGATAGAGTTGAATGGTTAAAGCAAATACATAATAGATTGATATGAACAAGATGAATCAATTCCTACGCATTGCAAATGCGAGACTGAAGAAGGTATACCCTAACAAGATCCAGAGAAGGGCTTGGGTAGCGAAGATGTGGGCAAGGTATTGTGAGCGCAAATCATCACAACGATGAATCATAAATTGTCACAAAATAAGGGTAAAATTGTACAATATGGTACACAAAACAAGGGTAAAATGACAAATAGAGAGATACTACTTGAGATGTACGAGAAACTTTGGAACGCTGACAAGGATAAGTTTACTTGGAATGTGATACTGAAGGATACGCTTGAGAAAATAGAAACCAATAATGATACAAACCAATAGGGTTTTGTGTATTTAATGTAACCTTTAACACCAAAGAGAAATGAAAACACCAATGCAAGAGTTGATTTCTGTAATCAGAAAGAGACAAGAAGATGAAGATGTGCAACCATTTATGTGGCTTGAACAGATAGTGGAGTTAGCAGAATCAATGCTTGAGAAAGAGAAAGAGGTGATGGAGTCTGCTTGGCAAGATGGTATGTATGAATGTGACGGAGACGGAACATTTGAAGATTTCTACAAAACCTTTAACACCAAAGAGAGATGAAAACACCAATGCAAGAGTTGATTGAGCAAATGTGGGAAATAGCCAAGTACGGAGACTCTTACGAGGTTGCTCCGTGTATTGAGGCAGCAGAATCAATGCTTGAGAAAGAGAAAGAAACCATCCGCAACGCATTCAGCGATGCACAACACGGAGCAGTTGAATCAAGATGGACTGCTGAAGAATACTTTGAAGAAACCTTTAACACCAAAGAGAGATGAGAGACATAATAGCATTATGCAACCGAGACAAAGAAGATAACGGAATAGAAAATGACTGAGTTTGAATTATTCAAGGAAGGAGTAAAGCTAATGGCTTTATATCAGGTAACTCTAGAGCAGATGGATCTGATGAAGGGAACACCTATCTACTCGCAGAGGGTAAAGCAGCAGATGAATACCCTAGAGCGATCTATTGAGATGATGATCAGAGAGCCTATGAGTAAGTTAGATCAGACAGATGAGATGATGATGAATGATATCCAGAACAAGGTAGATATGATTCTAGATTTATCTCTGGAGGAGATAGCACAACTCAAGGCAGTGATTGAAAAATCAAGAGATGAGTAAATCTAGCCTCATCCTAGTCAATAGAAATAACTATCATAAACTTCTAGAGATCTTAATACAATTAGATAGAAGAGGCAAACTTGCTCCCCATGAGAGGGAGTTTTTGCGTAACTTAGTTGATTATTAATGGGTTCTATAATTATGGAAAGAGTAGATATTAAGCAGGTAAGATCAAATCCTGATAACCCTAGATTCATTAAGGGCAATAAATTTGAGAAGTTAGTAAAGAGCATCAAGGAGTTTCCTCAGATGTTAGATCTAAGACCTATAGTAGTGAATCAGGATATGATTGTGCTAGGAGGGAATATGAGATTGAAGGCTTGTGAGGAAGCAGGACTCAAGGAAGTACCTATCATCTTTGCAGATAACCTTACTCCAGAACAGGAGAAAGAATTCATCATTAAGGATAACTCCTCATTCGGTGAATGGGATTGGGATCTTCTAGCTAATGAATGGAACACTGATGAGTTAGCTGATTGGGGACTAGACATTCCTAACTTTGATCTAGAAGAACCTATTGATGAAACACCAGAAAAGGAAGAGAAACTCCTGATCAATGTAAGATGTGAGAATGAACAATCTCAAGAGTCTCTATATCAGTATCTTATTAAAGCAGGATACGATGCATCTAAAAAGTAACTATGGACAAAACTGAACAACATAAAAAGGCAATGCTAGAAGCCTTAGAGAAATCTCTAGGAGTAGTAACCTCAGCCTGTAAGAGTGTAGGTATAGGAAGGACTACTCATTACTTATGGATGGATAATGATCCAGAGTATAGGAGAGCAGTTCAGGATGTTGAGAATGTTGCTATAGACTTTGCTGAATCACAATTACATCAACAGATCAAGGGAGGGAATCCTACCTCTACAATCTTCTATCTAAAGACAAAGGGTAAGAAGAGAGGATATGTGGAGAGACAGGAGATAGCCCATGAAGGGCTGAAGACCTTTGAGATAGAGGAAGTGGATGAGCAAGATCCGAGTTAATAAAGTCTACGGACACCTAAAGAGATCAGATAAGAAGATCATAGTAGAGCAGGGCGGTACTCGTTCTGGAAAGACCTACAACATTCTCCTATGGATCATCTTTCATTATTGTGGGAAGAATGTAGGTAAGACTATTACAATCGCTAGAAAGACCTTCCCTGCAGTTAGATCCTCAGTCATGAGGGACTTCTTAGATATCCTAAAAGGATCAGATCTCTATAGAGAGGAGAATCATAACAAATCCAATTCAGAATACATACTTAATGGGAATCTGGTAGAGTTCATATCTATGGATCAGCCTCAGAAGATCAGAGGTAGAAAGAGAGATCTAGCCTTCTTGAATGAGGCTAATGAATTGACCTTTGAGGATTGGCAGCAAATCGTGTTCCGTACTAATGGCAGGATCATTCTGGATTACAATCCTTCAGATACTTTCCATTGGATTTATGATAGGGTAATACCAAGAGATGATGCAGCATTCTATCAAACCACCTACAGAGACAATCCATTCCTAGATCAGACTATCATAGATGAGATAGAGCGACTAAAGGAAACGGATGAACATTATTGGAGAGTCTATGGATTAGGGGAGAGAGGAACAAACAGAGCGCAAGTATTCCAATTCACCACTATCCAACAGATTCCTGAAACTGCTAAGTTTCTATCCTATGGGCTTGATTTTGGATTC